TTGCGAACTGTGGGCAGAATTACTGCGCCATAGATATACGCCGTCCCCACTGTCCAGATCGTCGCCTTGATTGAGTTATCAAGGATTGTGTCCAGTGCCGTTGCACCAATCAGCGGCGGAACGTCCGGCTGCGCATACAGCCGGAGCAGTTCCATCGCGGATTCACGTTGTTCGGCAGCAGTGGGCATTTATCGTTTGCGGTGGTGCTTTTTAATTACTTCTGTTTTTACCGGCTCCGGCTCTTGCCCTGGTTCGTCCGGCGGCGGTTCCATCTCCGGCTCAATTGCCAAAATCACCGGCGCTTCCGGTTCGGCAATTACCGCAGGCGTTTCAACCGCAGGCGCAGGTGGTGTCAGCAATCCATATCGCTCCGCCACTGCGCGCGGCAAGGTGCAACCCTTGGCGACCAATTGAGTCAGCTTGTTCGGGTCTTTCTCGCCAACCACATTGCCGTGCTTGTCAAGAAAAATGAACCGATCCGCCACCCAATCAGCCGCGCCCGGCGGTTCTGGTTTGATGATTGTCACCATCTGTCTCCTATGTCGTCCCTGTGAACCGGAGCAAATACACCGGCACAGTTACCGCGCCCGCCAGTGTTCCGGTTGCAGCCGCGCGAATCAGCAGCCGGTCGCCAGCAACCACGGCCAGGTTTGCCGCCGTACCGTGAAGGGTTAGGCTTCGCTTGGTGTTGGCAGACAGTGCCGTGCCGCCAGTGGCCTTTGTCGTGTTGGCATCGGTCGCGGCCAGCATTGCGGTCGAACCTGCACCGCCCTGCCCCAGATTGGTAATCGTCCAGGTGATATAGTTGGAATCGTGCGCCGCCAGCGCAGCCAACGATGAGAAATCCACACTGTCGAGCGTGCCGGTTTCTGGGACAATCACGTAGTTGTCGGTATTGTTGGTCGTGGCAATGGATGCGCTGACCACATGAATCGGCTTCCGCTTTGCCGCGCCGGTCAGAAGCGTCCGACTGAACGCATCCGCCGATCCATCGCGCCGTGCGCCCTCTGCTGCATCAAGATAGGCCATAATGAAATCCTCAAGAAATGAGCGGCAGCGGTCGCCGCCCGCAGTGAAAAGCACTCAGCCAGCGATTAAACTGCCGTCCAGGTTCCGATGTAGGAATTCACATTCCAATCACCGGCGACCACACACTGAATTTCCACGCTTTCGCCAACCGCGTTGGCGGTGATGTATGCGCCCGCAGACGACTGCGCGCCGGTAGACGGCAGAGCAATGGTTTCCGTGCCATTTGGATCAATGCGCAGTTCCTGCGCGGCTCCGACGTGGAATCTGTACCACTGGCCAACTGTGGCGGCGGGCAGTGCGAAAACAACTGCACCGGCTGCGCCTTCTGTGGTGAACGTCTTGCCGTTGTCCGTCCCGGCAACAACGGTATAGTCGGCGGTTTTAATCTCTACGGGCCGCAGTTCCCGGCCATTCAAAGTTGCTGACATAATCTTTCTCCTGTTGATGAGCGGGCCGAAGCCCGCTCCGGTTATTCACTCTGAATGCCCGCTTACGCGGTCAGATCGCATTTCACGAACGCCTTGGGGCGAATCAGCGCAAACGCGGCGCGGTATTCGGCCAACACCGCAACCAAGTTGCGAATGAAGAAGTCCGAATGGCTGTTGCTCATGCTGATCACGGTCTGCATCCGCTCCCAGAGAATCGCCAACCGCCAATCAGCAACCACTGTGTAACCTTCGGTCATTGCTTCGGATTCGACTACCGGCAAGCCCCACAGCGTCGGGCTGCCCATCTGGGAAGGCCCGCCGTAGTAGTAGCGGTTCTCGTTGTCCTGGAGCAGATCAATTGCCTCCCAGTCGTTCGGGTGCATCACAAACGCCGTGGCGCGAGCGCGGCCCGTGACGCGAACTTTCGTCCGGCCTTTGCGGGTCGTGGTCAGCACGTCGGTCGCGAACGCCTGTGTGGTGATGCCGGTCGCATTCAGCACGCCGCTAAAGTTCTGGCCAGAGCCGGAACCGGCAATCATCTGATCTTCCAATTCTTCCTCGATGCCGTAGCGCAGGAAGTTGTCAATGTAGGTACGAAGCTGCGCGGCATCGGCCAGGGCCTGATTCGTCACCGGCAACCAATGCGGGATTGTGCGAACCGCCGCCGTGACCGCTTCAAACGCCATTGCGCTTTCCGGCTTCGATCCCGTTCCGTCCGCCGCGCCGGTCGCTTCCGCGGTTGGCGCAGCCGCATTCGTCACGCTGGTTTCGCGCGCAAATTCCACGGTGTCGCTATTCGTCTGGCCAATTGTGATCAGGTCGCGCACGGTCAGGGGCCGGGCATAGCTGAAATCCACAATCGGCTTGCGGTCAATGGCGACCAGTGCGCCGCCCGAAGTGGAAGACGGAGCCGACCAACCGGATGCGCCCGTCACCAGGGTTTTCATCGAATTGGCAAACATGCCCTTCAGCGCCACGCGCGGCGATTGAATCTGCTGCGCGCTGGAGGGAGCGAAGCCGTCGCCAGCAATCGTTTTCAACCAGGCGGAGAAGGTCGGATCATCCAGCAGTTCTTCGCCGATGGATTTGAGTTGGCGTTCGCCTTGAGTTTGTCCGGCAGGTGCGCCGGAGAACGGCAGCGGATTGGACGGTGTTTTCTGCGCTTTGACGCGCTCGCCATTGCCGCTGCGAATGTCGGCCAGCCCTTTTAATTCGCTGGCTTCTTTTTCCAGTTCTTCGATTTCCTTGTTGAGCGTCTTGATGGTTTCGATTTCCACGGCGGTATTTTCGCCGCCGCGCTTGTCGCCATCGTCAAACAGTTGATTGACCTGATTGCTCTTCGTTGCAATCTCGGCCAGCAATTCTTGCAGCTTCTTAGCCATTTGCACTTACTCCTAATTGTCGTGCGCGCCATTGATTGCGCAGGGTTGCTGAGATTGCCGCGCGCTTCTGTGCGTCCGTCGCCATCGGCGTGGAGTCATCAAGCAGTTTCTGAAGCTCTGCTTTGACTGCTTCCAGATTCGGAATCAAATCCGTAATTCGCTGACGATTCTTTTCGCTGAGAACGCGGCCTGCTTTAACCCGGCCTTCGTGATTACCACGAAACCGGCTGCTGATCCCCCGCAGAACGCTCACCGTAAATTGGGAGTGAGTATCTAAATCCGCATCGGCAAGCGCCTTCACGCTGGCCTGTGCGTCTAAAATTGCTTTGAGATAAAACTCATCGTCGCCGCCATCTTCCATCCAGTCGGCGATTTGACCGAGCGCGTGCTTCATCAGAAGGCCGGTGTATTCATCCGTTGCCTCCTTCACCTTCGCTTCCAGGTCGAATGTGACGCCCGCCATCTGCGCGGCGCTCGCGGCTTGCGCCAGTTTTTTGATGATCTTGGAGTAGACGGATTCAAGCTCCCAGCGGCTTGGCACGGTTTCGGCCAATGCTTCCTCGAACATCCCTTTGATGGTTTGCAGATGGTCGCGGCGAGTCGTGGCTTTCAGCACATCGAAGCTGACATTCAGCACTTCGGCAAACGCTTTCAGCCGCGCATCAGTGGGACGCTCTTCGTTCGCGAGAATGGATTCGACTGCTTTGACTTCGATCCCGGCGCGCTTGGCCATTTGATTGATAATCGTTTCGCGCGTTCGCCCCCGGTCGTCTGCGAGGTCGTCAATGTGCTGGTTCAACTTTGCGGCCAAGCCAGTTGGCTTTTCTGGAATCGCAGGCGCGTCATCGTCCTCATCGCCTTCAACCACCGAAACAAACTTAATCGCATCCAGGCTTTTGATCGTAATGGCGCGGTTCAGCGGTTCGCACGGCGTCGGCGTCATACTCGCCTCGCCAATTGGCCAGCGCGTGATTTGCCCGCCTTCGGCTTTTTTCACCAGATGCCCCACTGCGCCGGAGGACCAGCCGATCTTGCCAGCCTTGACCAGCCCAAACACCGCCTTTTCGTATTCGTCCGCCATGTTCAGCACGGTTTCGGCGAAGATGCCCACAGTGTCACGCTTTGTCTTCACTGGCGCGAAAACGTGATCGCGCAGCGCTTCAACTTCCGCCTGGGCGGCTTTGGTCAGTTTGGCCTTGACGGGCAGCGCCTGGCCGTGGTGAAAAACCGTGTCCACGCCGTCGCCGTCGCGTGAACCGAGAAAAGTCTTGCTGGTGAAGTATTCGCCGCTGAGGTCTTTCTGCGCGCCATCGTCAGAGAAGCGCACCAGATACCCGCCGACTTTGCCGTTCTCGTCCAGCGCCTTGATTGAACCGCCAAAGTAGATCAATGAATCCATCGTGCGTCCCCAAATAGAAAAAGCGCCGCGAGAAAACGACTTCATTTCTGAAATCTTTCTCGCGGCGCTCAACTCGCAAATTGCCCACAAAACGGGCAGCTAAATTGTAAATTCGTCCGAAGCGAAATTATGCCACAACTAGCCCGCCAATTGCATCAACCTTTTTCGCTTGACTTTGATGCGGATACCAGACGGAAAGTTTCCCGCATATCGGACAATAGGGCTTCGTTCGGTCGCGAAATTCCAGCAGCAACTCCCGCCCGCCAATCACAACAGCGATCAGCAGGCGAACGCCATCCGTGCTGCCCAGTTCAGTTGGGCAGTGACGACAGTGGAATTTTGATTGCTGATTAATCAATTCACCATCTCCGCATTATCCCGGCCATTTACCAACTGCGGCGGCATCTCTCCCGCCCCCAGTTGCAACGGTTGCGGGTCCGGCTCCAGCGCTTTTTGCTCTTCCGCGCTCAGCACAAAATAAACATCATCTTCCGGCCCCGAATCCAATCCCAACGCCTCCCGCGCTTCCGACCGCTTCTTGACGCCTTTTTCATAGGCCAGGGTTTCGCGCGTGAATAACTGCCCCCGGTCTTCCTGAAGCGCCGCAATCTCGCTCAGATCAAAATCAAATCGCTGATTCGGCTTCAGTCCGAAATCCGGCCCCAGTTGGTGCGTTAGTTCGTCCTCGATATAGGACCACAGCGGGCGGACGTAGGTTTGAATGGAGCGCGCATCGGCGGAAGTGACGTTGTTATACGTGCTACCAGTATCCGCCACACCGAATCCGAGCGTTTCTTTTGCAATGCCAATGACGGACGCAAAGCGGCTTTCGGGCAGGTGGCGCAGCATTTTCAAGTCCATCTCTGACGGCGAAAATCCCACTTTCGTCAACTCGACCGCGTTGCCACTGACAAATACCTTGCCGCGCTGATCGCCGGAAGTGGCGGCGATGTATTTTGATTTGATTTCTGCCGCGTTAAATTCCACGCCCGCCTGCCCCTCTTTCAACGACAATACCACCGGCGGCGCGCCGCCCGCTTTCAACAATAGCCAGTGATAAAGTGGCACTTCATTATCCGCGCACACTTCGCGCTGCACGCTCGCCACAGGCGACAGCCCGGTGCGCCCCTGCGTTTTTGGATCAAGCCCATTGCGAAAGTGGATGATGTCGTCCGCCTCGATTCGCACAATGCGTCCGTCGGGCCGGTATTCGTAATAGCTGATAAATTCGCTGCCGTCTTCTGGCCAGATTGGCGTGATCATGTCGGACGGCAAATACCAGAGCTGCATCACTAGCCCCAGCCCATTCCGCATCTTGTAAAAATACACATCGCCGGGAGTGATCCATCCCAGCGCGAACCCCTTCCATAGATTTGCGCCCCCGTAGTAGGGATTGGGGCGTTTCATTAACTCAATTGCCGGATGACCGATGATGGGCGTTTCTTTGCCATTCTTATCAGCCTCAACAATTTGCAGCGGCGCGTCTGGCAACACGCGCCCCAGCCAATTGACCGCAGCCATTACCAGTGATGATTGCACCAGGTCGCCCGCTTCCTGGGTGAAATTCACACTGGAATTATTGAAGTAGCCGGAGAACCAGTTGAATGCGGACCAGGTTTGACCGCTGCCGCCACCCGCGCCGGTGAAGCGAAAGGCGGCTTTGATAGCGGCGTAGGTGCGGCGAAGGAGGTTGGGCTGGTTGGTTGGTTGATCCATAGTTAAGCTACCTGCCATGTTCCTTTTGTTGCCAGTTTGTTAAACGCTCCACTGCTCGCATCTACCTGATCGTCATGCTTTCCTTTGGGAAACGTTGTCAGTTCATCCAAGTATTTTCTCTTCCAGTCACCTTTAACCAACTTCACGTTTTTTGCCTCACACTGCGCCTTGAAAGGTTCGGCGCGCTCTACTTTGTCTTTATTTACCCGGTCAGTTTGCACGTTAAAGCCTGCAAGCAGTCTGACAATCGTATCCGTGCTTTCCTTTGCCAGTCCCGGCGGCTGCTCGATCCAAATCGAAACCCGCCCATACTTTTCGCGGTCACTTTCCGCAACGGATCGAATCTTGTCGTTGCGCGGAAACGCCGTCCACTGGCCTCGCACTACGTCTTCAACGTAGAAGAACCCGTCCGGGTCTTTAGCCATCAACACGCCAACCGTCCAGTCGCCTTTACCTTCATCCGCGCCCGCCTTGTCCCAGTAGCGCACCCGCTGACAATTGGCCGGAACTGCACTGACCGTCTGGAACCATTCTTCCTTGAAAAACATGCCCGACTTCGGACGCGGGCGCTGCTGGAATAACGCGCCCCAAAAGTATTCCCCAATCCGCTTGGCGATTTTCTCCAGCTTCCCCACCGGCCTCCGCTCCGGGCAAAGCGCCCCTCCCGGCTCGCGCCAGTCCGGTTCCACCGTGCAACTCGCCGGGAATCGCCCCGGTTCAATCTCTTCCGCAATGGCAGGCAGATTTACAATGTG